CCGACGCCGGGGTCAAGCCGGCGAAGTTAGACCGACGCCAGCCGGAGACGCGCGCGAGCGTTCCGAAGGCCGGCATCCCGCTCCTCCCGGAACGCATTCAGAGAGCGAACAGAGACCTCGGTATCGAGGTACGCCGGGAACGCGACCGGCGACACGTCCATCAACTCCACCTCGAGCAGCTCACGAGTGGTGACCGTGAGCTTCGTGGTCGGATCGACGTTCTCAGTCCACCGATCACGGATCTTCCGGAACCCGAACGACATCTGGGAAATGTCGCCACGCTCAACAGATACGGCCAGATCCCGCGCAACGGTCGTGTCCGGAAGGTCCAGCTCGAACTTCAGCCCGACCGAGTCGTCCGAGAGACGAAGCGTCTTGGAACGGGTTCGGCCGAGGACCATCGAAGCATCGTGGTCCAGGAGAGCACGGACGTCGTCCTTGCCCTCGAGCGCCGACGCGAACGCCCCGCGCTTGATGACCTCGAAAAACTGCCCGTAGATGGGCTCGCTCCGGACGTCGTACTTTGCGGCATAGCCGACCAGCGTCGTCTTGTTGCCGTCCTTGACGGCACGGAACTCCGCAACGGCGCCGATCACCCCACGAACCTCACGACCCGGAACCGCGATGCTTGCCATGGCTATGCCCCTTGTGGAAGAATTGTACTAGGCGCGCGGGAGATACGCCAAAGCGGCCAAGCGGCCCATCTCCGACGCAGCGGAAGCGGCCTGAACCGACGCGCGCCGGCCCGACTTCCACTCCACGAACACGGCCGGCAACCCGGGCCCGGACACGCCAGAGAGATCCGCCAGGGAACGCCCGACGTGCTCGGTTGCGAGCTTCGTCGCCGTGTCCGGCACCCACGTTTGAGGAGCCTCGGCACCCGTCGCCGAACGCACGGCCGCGTCGAACGCCTCGACGGCCGCGAACACGGCGCCGCGGACATAGTCGATGTGCCCGACGTAGAACTCGGCCGACCACGCCTCCAGGCCGCCCTTCCGATGCGAACGCTCCGCCTTGTCGGCCTCCAAGGACACCACCCGCTGGATCGCTTCGAGGAGCACCGGCTCGAACGCCCGCGCGATCCCGTCGAGCACGCCGGCCCGAGACACCGGATCGGAAAGCTGGACCGAACGAGCCGCGGCCGGCGCCGGAGGAGCGTCAGGACCGTCAGCCGGAGCGTCAGCCGGGACGTCAGCCGGAGCGTCAGGAGACGCGACGCCTGACGCGCCGCCGGCCGGTGGAACCGGAGCCGGCTTTGGCTTGGGACCCTCCGCGAGGAGCTTGGGAGTGGTCATGTTGGACGGAACCAGCAGCTGATCGCCTTCCTCGCCGAGCGAATTCTCGTTTTCCTTCTTCAGGATGTCGTTCGCGGTCAACCAGCCCCACTGCCGGCCGACGGCATAAGCGTCGTAGCGACTCTTCAGATCGCCACGGAGCAATCCCGCCACGACGTGCTCAACAAAGAACCCGCGGTCAATTTCCTGAGTCGTGAGCAGCTTAATGGCGGCCTCTTGCTCCCAGCGCACAAGCCAGCCCATCAAGCAATCGCCCACATACTCCAAGTCCTGGTGCTCGATGTTCGAGAACGTCGCACGCGACAGATCGGCGATCTTGTGCGGCTTCATCCGGAACCACCGGCACATTTCAGGGACCTGGAACTGACGCGTCTCCAGGAACTGCGCGTCCTTGGGATCGACGGACACCTTCGTCCATGTCAAACCCTCCTGGAGCAGAATGTTCTTCCCGGAATTCTGCACGCCCGAGGACAAAGCGTTGAAGTCGGTCTCGAGCTGACTCTTCGCCGCCGGCGAGAGCTTGCCCGGGTGCGTCAGAAGCCCAGACGGCCGAGACGCGTTCCCAAAGAACCGCGAACCAACCTCCTCGGCCGCGGCCGTCAGCCCCATCGAATCGCGGGCAACCTTCACCACGCTGTAACCCATCAACCCGTCGCCGCCCAGACCTCGCAGGTGGAACACCTGAGACGCATCGAGCACCTTCTCGCCGCCGGTCTCGCCGCGCACGACGTAGACGATCCGGCCGCCGCGGCGCTCAACGCTGACGTTGGAAGGGTGAAGCGGCCAGAGATTCACAGGATCCCCGCCGTTGGTTCGCTCGATTTCCGCGAACCCGTTTCCACGGAGAACGGCATGCGCGGTCATGCACTCACGAGCCAGGAGAGCGGTCGTTTCGGGATTCGGCTGTAGATTCAGCATGCGCACGATGCGGTGATCGGGCTTCAGCTCCTTCGTCCCGTCGGGCTTCCGCCGGTACACCTTCAGCGGGAGCCGGCTGCAGTCCTCAGCGATCGCGCGAACGCAACCCCAGACCGTGCTGATGTTGAGCGCGGTCTGATCGTTGATCAGCGTCCCGGCCTTGGTCTTGCCCCCGCCGGAAAGCATTTGCATGAACCACGCCGTCGGATTCGAGAGCGACGAGGACCCGCTCATTCCCGACGGCACGCTGCGAGGCTCCAGAATGGCTCCGAGTAGGCCCATCGGTTAACCCCCCCCGGGGGGAACCGCCCCCGATCCAGTATCGTCTTTTCGGCGCGAACGGAGAGAGCCAAGAGTGCCCAGCAGCGCGAGAACCAGCCCGAGCACGATCAGAGAAAGAGACGGAGAGTACTGATACACGCCGGCAACCACGGCCACGAGCCCCACGAACGCGACGCCGTCGAAGATGTCCACGCCCCGACCTCCTGCCCCGCGGACCGCGCAGTCAGTGCGCCGTGACCCGCTGCGTTTCATACACCGAGGAACTGTCCCTGCGTAGCGTAGCTCGGCCGATCGCCATAATTGCCGCGACCACGCCGTCGATGCGCTCGCGCGACTTCGACTTGTCGGGCTTGATGTTGCCGGCCGGATCCGTTCGAACGATCACGTTCTGTACGTTCCAATCCATAACCGGGTTGCCGTCGTGAGTGAGCAGCTGCCCCAGGATCCGACGCTCGAGCTCCGCGGTCGGCGTCGCCATAGACATAAAGCCCTGGCCGAAGTCCACCATCGTCAAACCGAATTCCTGCAGGAGCTGGACGATCTCGCCGGCGAACGCCTTGTCGTACGCCAGCTCCTCGATGGTCACAACGCCGGCAATTGCCTCGATGTCCTCGCGGACGCGCTTGTAGTCCACCACGTTTCCAGGCGTAGGAATGATGTGCCCCTGATCCGCCCAGAGCTGATATTGAGCGTTGTCGTTCCGGCTGCGAGCACCGATCTGAGCCTCGGGACACCAGAAACGCATGAGCACGTCGAAGGTTCGGTCCGTGTCGTCGTTGGGGAACACGAGCGACAACGCCGTCAGATCCTTCGTCTTGGACAGATCCAGGCCGGCATAGCAACGCCGGCCGCGATACGCCTCGAGCTTCAACCCGGGCACGGCCAGATCACGCCACGCGGAGACGTCCAGCCAGGCCTTGACCGACTGCGTCCAGAGATTCAGGTGAACCTGCTTGAAGTGCGCTATGCGGCCAGGCATGCCCTTGCACTTGAGGAGATCGCTTCGGATGCGCTCTTTGAACACAGAGACTCCGTAGTTTGGGTTCGCCTTCCGCCACGTCGACTCGTGCTCCCAATCGTCGCCTTCGTCCGCGCAATAGACGACGGCCATGAACTCCGGATCCTCGTGCTTCCCATCGCGGCACCGGATCGTGAACTCCCACATCTCGTGCGAGAAGTGCGCGATGTTGTCGCCGGCCGTTGAGATCACGATTTCCATCGGCTGCTCACGCGAGCCGGTGCCGGAAGTCAGGACCTCGTAGAGAGCGGGATCCTTGACGACGTGGATCTCGTCGATGACGGCCGCGTGAACGTTGAACCCGTGCTTGGACCCGCCCTTGGACGTCACGACCTTGTAGCTCGAGCGAGTCGAAGGCTGGAAGAGAGACGTCTGGAACGTCTCGATCATCGACTTAAGCATCGGCGACTGGTCGACCATTGCCGACGCCTCGTCGAACACGATCCGCGCTTGGTCCTTTTCCGACGCGGCCGAATAGACCTCGGCACCAGGCTCGCCGTCCGCAAACGCCAGATAGAGAACCAGCCCGGCCGCGATCGTCGATTTTCCGTTCTTCCTCGGGATCCACCAGTACGTTCTGCAGTACCGCCGCGTCCCGTCCGGCTTTCGCCACCCGAAGAGACGACGGAGCCGAGCACGCTGCCACGGACGGAGCCGGAGCGGCTTCCCGGCCCACCGGCCCTTGGAGTGCCGGAGACAATTCTCGAAGAAGTAACAGACGTGATCCGCGTGAATCCGGTCGAAAAAGTACCCTTTTCGCCGGAGTTTGGCGTCCAGACGCAGCTCAACCTCGGAGCCGGTTTCACCCGGATCCAAGGGGGATTCGGCCGGTTTTTCGGCCTTTTTCCTGGGTTTTTTGGGCTTTTCTGGCCCTTTTTTGGGCTCGATTTCCACCGGAATCCGCCCCTTCAGGACGCCGACGGCTTCGTCCGGCGTTGCGCGGCCTTCCAGAATTTCATGAAGTCGAGAGAGCTCTCCACGTTGTCCTGGTCCGTGACGATGGCAGCGAGCGCCGCGGAGTTGGTTTCAACGCGGATCCGAGAGCGGGACGACGGGGTCATTCCGAATTCAGCCTCGTATCGGAGAAGGATTTGATGATAAGCCCGGATCTCGTAGGCCTGGGGGAACTCGGCGACGTGCTGGATCTCTTGGCTACCGGGCTTCTTCACGACGTACGTCGTACCGCCCTTGGTTTTGAGCATCTCGCGGAGCACGTTGTAGCGTGCCTGACCATCGCAGAACCGAGCAAACGGATAGATGTCGGCACGCGTCAGGACGCCCATCGCCACGCAGATCGGCGCCATCTCGGCCCAGATCTCGAGCGCATCTCCGTCCAGCCACTTCGGAGGGAGAACCTCACCCCTTGGCGGGACGGGCTCGCGATCGTTGAGCCGCCGGCGCCCCGGGTTGCCGGCCGCCCTTTTCATTTCCGTCGGCTTTGGGGGTCTTCCTCTTGCCATGCAGAGATGGTGCCATGGCAGACAGCCCGAGTCCATTCGGCGTCTTTCCGGTAAAGAGCGGGTTCCTCTTCTCGTAGTCGAGCACCTCGGGCAGGACCTCGCCATGGCGGGACGCCCACCAACCCTCGAGCCGACGCACAAACTTGATGCCGGCCGAGAACTCGCGACGGGTGAACCACTGCTCCTCACGCGACCCGGACCGATCGAACAAGTACGCCGCCCGCGCGATCGCGATCAGATTACAGATCTGCCGGCGAGTGAGAGACGGACGACGGATCCCGCCCGGAGCCCGCGGGCTTCGCGGAGCGGCGACGCGGCTCATCGGGACGCCTCCCACTCGATCTCGGCCGCCGACTTGCCGTGATAGAGCCCACCGCGGCTCACGACGCCGACGTTCACGCCCATCCGGAGCAGATAGACGATCTCTTCGATGGGGGTCTCGGGACTATCCGAAGCAATGACCCACTGCCGCTGGACGCAATCGAGCGACTGCTCGATCTTCGAGCCCGCCGCGGCCCACTCCGAACCGTTTACGTCGAGGAGCCGCCGGAGATACCGGATGTCGGTGACACCGAACCTCGAACGAATCCACGCGAACGGAGACTCCTGGTGCGGCCACGGCTCGCAACCTACGCCGCCGGTGCGCGTTTCCTCGATGATGTCGGCAACGTCCCAGGAGAGCCCAGACTCGGAAGGACCGTCGTTGTTCAGATCAAAGCCGGCGCCGTCCATCACGATCGGGCAATCGGACTCGAACGGCTCCAAACAATGCGCGACGAGATACTTCAACGTAGCTAGATCGCGAAACCTCCACCTGGAGTTGATTCCAAGCGCGGGATTCGTCCGAACCGACCCAAGATAGATCATCGGGGCACGGCCCAGATAATTTCGATACGCGTCAACACCAGGACAAAAGTCACGAAGAGCCTCTGCCCGGTCGAATTGGTCGGGAAACCGACGGAGCCACTGGTCGAATTCCATCTCGCCGTCGACCGTTCCGAACGGGTTGACCACGAGAGCCTGGAACGCTCCGAAAGCCGCGGCCTCGGCCGCGTGCTTTGTCATGACGATCTCGTACCCGTGCTTCAGAACCTCTGGATCAATGCACCGGGTGGATAGATCCTGAGAGACTCCGCCAACGAGCTGAACGTAGAACAAGCGGCCAGGCCGCGGCGCCCCACGCCCGCTCCCAGCCAGCGGAAACTCCCAGCCGAGCGATTGGATGGGCTTGTAGGCGGAACTCGGTGCGGACTCATCGGGCTTGTTCATTTGAGACACCTCTCGATTGCTGAGCCTTCCGGTCAAACTTGAAGAACGGCTTCCCGCCCAACCGGGAGAGCATCGTCCAGGTGAGCTGCTGACGAACGAACATCGACGCGGTGCAACGAGCCTCGATGTCCTCGGCGAACTCCCAGACCAGATCCACCTCGCCCTCCTGGGAGAAGATGTTCACGCACGGAGAACCGGCCGAATTCCGGTGAGCGACGATGATGCACATCATGCCGTCGACGATCATGCGGCCGGCATAGACGCCCTCGCTTCCCAACCCGCTGTCCATTGGAAGGACGTCGCCTAGACCATCGATTCCGACGCTCAAGGCCTGAGCCCAAGAGAAAAACCGGAGAACCCCGACCGCCTTGTGGTTTGACATCACGGACATTTGAGACTCCCGCCCCGAGGGGCAACCCCGACCTGCAATCCGGTCGGCCGATGGAAGATAGTACCGATATCGGTACACCGATGCAAGCCCTTTACCAAAGAATCTGACTTTTTTACGAAAAACCCCCGCGGCCGCTGGAGAGCGGCCGGGGGGTTGCCGGCCCGACCACGAGCACCGGGCCGGCGGGAGTGAACGGAGGATGATGGGCACGAGCCCAGCCGGGGTCTACGCCGACGGAAACTTTTCTTCGAACGCCAGAATCCGAGCGAGAACGTGAAGCTCCTCGTTGAGCGAGACGGAGAACGGCCCGAACCGGCACGAAAGCTTTGCAGACTCGCCGACCCGGTAAGCCCGGAAGCTTCGCGTGTTCACTCGCAAAATACGCCAATCGGTTTCCCGGCCGTCCAGGCGGACCACGCCGGCATGAACCCGGAGCCGACGCGCGAACGCGGCGACTTCTGTATCAGAGATCGTGCTCATGCGTAGACCTCCCCGTCGAACGCCTCCATCGCCGCGTTGAAACCGTCGGACTCGTCCCGCGGGCAGACCCAATCAGAGATTGCGTCCCAACCGTCATTGCCGAGAACGATTCTCGCCCAGCGCTCCGCACCGCCGGCCTTCGAGAACTTGACGATTGAATCGTCGACCGCGAACACCTCCTCGAACATTGCCTCGGCAGTCAGCGTCTCGACGCGATCGTCATGGCAGACGCACTGAGGAGCGAAGCCGGAACGGATCATGTGGTGAATGAAATTCCAGACGACGCGGCGATCGCTCCGGCACACCGCCGGCATGGGACGATCGCGGAAAGTGATGCTGTCGCTCTTCAACGCCGGAGGATTCAGAACTTCCATTTGAGACTCCCGCCCCGAGGGGCAACCCCGACCTGCCGTCCGGTCGGCCGACAAACCCGGACGCCCGCTTCCGCGGACGGCCGAGAGAGAATCACGCCTTGAACAACTTCTCCGCGGCATCCCACGAGTAGGTCCCGGAGCGAGAGAGAGACGCCGCGAACCACCGCGCGTCGGACTCGCAATTGAACACCCAATAGAGCCGCTGGTCATTCTCGACGTCAAACAACTCGACGCGGAAGTTGCAA